GATCTTCTCGTTGCCTTCTCTAATCATTTTTCTTAATTCTTGTACTTGCTCTTCCACATCTTTCTTTGTAGGAGCCATGCCTTTCTGAGCACCCTTTGCTCTCATGTCAGCTTTTGCTGCTTTTTCGGCTCGCTTTGCACGATCTCTAGCAACTTCGCCACTTTTGACTCTCTCGGCTGCTCGTCTAATCATATCGATCGTTACTGCTTCGTTTGCCTGGCGCAATGCTTTCTTGGCAGCTGGGTGATTAGAAAGTCCTTTCTTAATTTTTTCCATCTTCTCAGCAGCACCAGTGTAATCACCGCCCTTATGTCTTGGGTCGTTAGCGATACCTTTTGCCATCTTAACTTGCTTAGAAGTAATATATTCGTTGACCTGTTCTGCTTCTTCTTTCTTCATCAAAGAAGCTCTGGCTGCTGGATTACCCATGTTACCTTTAGCACCATCTGGGCCAAAGCCGCGGAGTTTAACTTTAGCAGGTGCATCTTTAAGACTACCATCTTTGTTGTATTTACCGGCAGCCATATCAGCACGAGCTTTCTCTCTGCGCTTCTCGTTATCTTCAAAACTTTCTTTCTTCATATCTTGTTTTGCTTGTGCTTTTTTGTCGAGTGAATTTAATGCGTTTGCTCGAGCTTGTTTGCTATCCCAAGAAGGTTTCATAGCCTTTTTGATAGCTTTGTCACGGGAACCCATGTACTCTGCTGTGCTGGTTTCAATCTTACCATCACCGTCATGGTCCTTCTTAGCCATTTTAGCTTCTTCAAGTGCTACGTCTACAATTTTGAAGAAGTCTGCTTTCTTTTCTTCAGGTAAGTCTCTGATATTAGATACTTCAAAGTATTCCAATGTTGCTTCAAAGAATTCCTGATAGGAGCTATTCAACTCTAAGACTTCTTCGTCCATCTGTGCTTTCTTTTTCTCTTTTTTAAGTTCAGGTGAAAGAAGTCTGTATTTATCTCTCTTACGAATTGAAAGACGCTTTGCTTTCCTTTCTGCTTTCTCTCTTCCCCTCACTTCCATATCTTCCTCGCCATCTACGACTCGGACATTCTCATCAATTTCCACGGTATTATCCTCCGTCTGGTATTTTGTTTTTTGTGTGTGTAATTTTGCACGATTAAAAACAGTGGTATCTTTCAACATAATATCTGTCATGTTGTGCATATATTTTGCCAACACATCTCTTTCAGTAGGTTTTAACTGTTTTCCCATGTACAATGAAGACATGGCCTGCATGAGCATAGGAAGTTTAGATGAAGGAACTATACCTTGCCTAGCTAGCTGCTCTAATCGTTGTTTCTGTACTTTGTCCATACTTGTATTTATAACAAATAGGACGTAAAGGTTAGCGTTTTATTTTATATTTTTTCGCTTTTTGTGAAGATGCTTTTGCTACAGGTCTTGCTACCTTATACTTCTTAGACTTTTGTGGAGCCTTTCCTCTTCTATTTTTCATACGTGAGATTTCCATCTTACGCATTTTAGGTAACATTCTTTGTGCAAATCTCTGAATGAGGGGTTGATACATACCGATAAGTCTTTCAAAACGTGCCTTCTCAGCAGGTGGCATTGATGATTTGTCTCTACCTTTGAGTAGTCGCTTGTATACCATAGAACGAGCACCTCTTGTCGCTCTCTTTTTCAAACGATCAGGTGAGGATCCTCGTCTTAGTGCAATGTTTCTTGCTACTTTAAGTTTCTGTCTATTCTTACGTGCTGAAAATCTACGCTTCAATCTACCTTGTACTGAAAGGACTTCATCAAGTGTAAAGATATGTTCTACACCTTCCGATGTTGTCACTTTATAATCAGTATCAACTATATCAACGTCTTCAAAATCAAAGTCGTCCCAATCAACAGTAGAATCATATTCATCATCTTCGTCATCAAAAAAACCATATTCGTCCATATCATCTTCGGTCATGGTTTCTATTTCAGCATACAAGTTAGCTATATCATCTTTTGACAGAGGAACAATACCAGCCTCAGGTGCTATGTCGGCATTGTCCTCTCTATACTTTTTTTTAGTTTCGCCTGCTTCTGTTTCTTCCTTCACATATTCATCTTTTACATTTAGTGAAACAAGTGTAGACGTATCCAATGCTTTGATTGGCGCTTCTTTGGGATTCTTTTGTCCAGGAGTCAATGACTTCATTTGGTCAGTGCCTTCGGGTGTTCCCCATTCATGTTTCTGTGGGCTATAATCAATAGCCTCTGACATCTTCTTACGTTTGGCACCTAAGTAGGCAGCGACTGCCATCTTTCTACGCTTGGATGCTGATGCACCTTTGAATTGTGGGGCATCCGATTTCTTAAAGTCCTTTATGTATGTACCAATACCGTCAGAAGGTGACAGTTTTTCTAACAGGGGACAGCCTGTCATATCAAATTCTTCTTTCTGTATTTTAGCTAAAACTTTTTTCTGTACATCTTTTGACAACTTTTTGAAATGATACAGGTTCTGACTGTCAGCAGTGTGCTTCTCACCTGTCATTACCTGACCGTCATGTGCGTGCTGAGGGCCGGACCACTCTTTGCCGTCTTTTGTATAGTGGCCTTCTGACTTCCAAGTATGATTCTTGCCTTCTTTAATTTGTTTCGTCATCTTCCTGTTCCGGTTTTACGTTTACATTTTCTTCATAGTACAAAATGACAGCATTCTGTGATTCTATAAAGCGTCTCAACTCACCCATGTTTAGTGCTATGTTCTCATAGTCAGGAACACTAATAGCAAAGAATACAACTGACCCTTCTTTCTCCTCAAAATTTTCTAAAAACTCATCTATGTTCTCATCTGTTACAGCATAGAACTGAATGTCATACAGTGTAACGGGCTTAGGTCTAGCCTGTATGGGTATCTCTCTATAAAGATACTCTGTTTCCGTTACTACAATAGGCTCAGGAGCCACAGGTGGCTTTCTACCAAATAGGCTAAAACTCGTACAACTACTCAGGGTCAGCAGTAACGGTAGGAGGAGTAGCGCCTGTAATTTGTTCCATTTCATCAAATAATCTCGCTGTTGCTCTGTTTACTCTTGTTTCAATAAGTCCTGGACGTTGTGCTGTCAGAACAGTAAGGTTATGATTTCTCAACTTTGATTGCAGGTCATCTGAATATGCTTCTGCTTCTACAATCTGTGATCTAAGCTGATCGTTAGCAGCAGCAAACTGAGCTGCATCTGCTTGCTGTCTTGCTATTGTTTCGTTATTTGTAGCAATGGTTCTTTCTAATTGAATTTGATTAGATTTCAGAACAGCATTGTTTTCTTGCAGGGCAAATATTGTTGCTTGGGAATCTTTATAATACCAGTATCCCAAACCGCCCATTACTAAAACAAGAATTAACAAAAACTTTGACATTAACAGTTCCACCTTCTACGTGCTGCTTTACCACGTTCACCTGTCCAGCTACGTGACCTTGCACAGAATGATTTGCGTCTTTTAGCTGCTTTACTGCCGGGCTTTAGTTTGCTAGGAGGTGTAGTGACAGCAGTCTGTAGTTTACTACCAGGATTCTGCCTGCGGTATTTCTCAACCCCTTTCTTTGTCAGACCTGCACCTTTATCAGTAGGACGCTTATGACCGCCCTTCTGCGTCATGCCTTCCATACCTTTAGCTTCTTTGACACAGTTATTTACACGAACACCACCTTTCATCTTGGTGCCCTTCTTCTTATAACCGTCCCAACATTTAGGATCGAGTCTTTGTTTTTCTTCGTCCAGCCACTCTTTGAATGTTTGCATTTTCCAACTCGCTTATTCTGTTTTCTAATTCTTCTATTTTTATAGCAAGTTTAGGGTAATGTTTCACCCACTTTGCTTCTTTTTTTGCTATATCTATATCGTATTTATAAGACAAATACTCCATAAAGTTATCCAATTTCTTTTGAAACCAGATACCAGCTTTGGTAGTAGCAAACCACTTACCAAAGCTAGAACCTATGACACCAGTGACACAGGCCCTAAGTATAGGTACAGCAAAGAACCACACTTACAATTCTTCCCTTGGTACAATAGAATTATGCCCAAACAATACAACTGCTTTGTGTGCTAACCATTGTTTCCAACCAGCTACGTGTTCTGAAAGTGTCATTGCCTCTTTGAATACTTTATCAGCTGCATTTTTGGCGTCCGATACTAAACAAGTATCCTGCTCATCGCCTGTTGCTGCTCTGTACTGGCGAATGCAATAGTACAAGTAATCATGTACTACACCTGCTCGTGCTACGTCAAAGGGTGCAATGAACCACCATATACCACGAGGCACAGATGCTAAGTCAGTTTTGAAACCCTTAGGTACAGTGATTTTATTATTCTTATTGATTTTCGCACCTACTAGTTTCAGTGCCTTTGCCTCTTTCTCGCTAAGAACATCAGAATCAAACGCCAATGACAGGTCCAATATCCAAGTCTTAGGAGGTTGAAAGTCGGCGTCTAAAAGTCTGTTGAATTTAGCCATCTTTATTCTCCAAAATATTTATTTAACATTTCTAATTTATCTTCGTACTCAGCCATGTGGGCCAATTCTATTTCAATGCTGTCCATAATGTCAGGGTGTTCTGCTACGCCTACACCGTTACGGAGATAGTTCTCTACGTTAATACGGTGTTTTTCAATGTGCGACATAAAGTGTAACCGTGAGGCGTTTATAATATCTTCTCTCATAATCAACTCCTTTCTAAACTAGCTAGGTGCTCCAATCTTACCATTAATCTTTCAGCTCTATTGGTTACTTGTCTATACCAACGGCTGTCTCTTCCTTCTTTTGCTGCCTCTAACCAGTCACGTGCTTCAATTGCAGCGTTAAACTTTTTAAAACCAGAGAGGCGAGGGCGCCCCATGTTAAACATCATGTTAACCAGGATCTGCTGGACCTCGTCTGGTAGGTCTCCAAAGCTCCCGTCTCCGTATAAATTGTGACATTCTCCGATTGCAGTTTCAAGGTCTCGCTCGAAACACGACCGGACTCTTTCTTCAGAGACTGCTGTTCCAACTGGCCTTCCGAATTCCTCGTCATTTTCTGTGATAAGATGACCGACTCCAAAGGTCGGATATCCGAGGTGATCGTTGTAGATGTCATAGCGGACTCCTTCGTCTTCTTTTAATTGTTCGTAAACTTCTTCTCTATTCATTCATAAACCCTTTTACAATATTTTCAGATAAAAACTTGCTAAAGGAAAGTCGAATACTTGATTCTTTCAGCCCCATCCCATTTCGGGTTGCATTGAATAACTTGCGGGCGTGATGATCTGAAGCAGATCCATGTAAACCTTCCCTAAACTTATCAAAGTCATTATCTCCTGCGTGACCTCTCATCTTAGTACCACTCATGCCTGCAACACCTTCAGCGTCAGGATCTCTTTTACCTGCTGATTTAATATTCAAACTGTCAAAGTGATAATCACCATCAGGTCCGTTATACTTATGTGCAAGTTCTTTCATATCTTTTACACGATCTGAACCTACAAACATAGTAGCGTGTTTGTATCCTTGCTGATGAAACTTTTTTAACTGTGCAAGAAAGTGAGGATGTTCTTTTGTGGAAGCCTCAAAGTGAGTATTAGGATGAACATGACTTAAATATTCTATTTTATGATCCTGATGTAGAGGATTCTTATGCTTATCCTGTGAATGACTGACAATAACCTGATGGTCATGTCCATTATCTTTAGCATGGTTGTGTACAGCGTCAATCAGTTTACTATGACCTGTAGTAGGGGGATTCATTCTCCCAAATGTAAATACAATATGATCCTTAGCCACCTTTCTTCCTCATTTCGCTTGCCGCAAAGTTCATCCTACTAAACTCATGTCTCAAAACAAACTTAGAAGGTCTGCCATTGTGATGCACAACATAACCTTCAGGGTTTGTGGGTTGTCCATCAAACTCATGCCCGTGTATGTGGTGTGAGTTAAATGCGTCAGTTAATAAGTTCTTTGCTTTTTGTAAGTGTCCATGTACACCTAATACGTGTGTTAGATGCTCTTTGTTAATACTTGCAACGTGCTTCTTACCGGCATCTAAATGCCTCTGTTGAGCAACTTCCGTTTTTACACCTGCTGCTTTCTTAGCATAGTGTGCTGTCAAGTGGTCAGCCATGCCTTCATGTGAGGGTGTGCTACCGTCTCTTACAGTTTTGTTTAGATATGCTGATACTGCTGCACCGCCTTTACCGTGCTTAGTTTCATGTGCTTGTATGTGTTCAAAAGCCTCTTTAGGTGCCTTCTTGTAGGATTCCATAGCATTTGCCATGTGCTTTTTATATTCTTGCTGTTGTGACTGTGTAAATGATACGTGTTCCATTTGATGAAACATAGGAAACTGATGTACGTGTTCATGGTCTTTCATTTCAGGTACGTGTGCCTGTCTTACTTTCATATCCTGCATAGTCTTACCGTCATATGCTGTGTGTACAGCAACACCTATCTGAGAGTTCATAGCCTTTCGTGCTTCCTCTGAGTTAGGTTTGTGATGGTATGTGATAAGCTGTGTTTTATGTGATATTCTATGACCTTCGTGTTTAAGGTCATTAGGTGTGTGCATAATGTCTGCTTGATAAATCCCTTTGTCAGGCATAATCTTAGGTAAGTGTTCTAAGGCAGCGTGCATTTTTTGCTTTAGGCCTTCAGAGTGTCCGTAGTGTTTTTCTACATCTTCAGGGGTGTGTGCTATCTTAGGTGTTTTGTTGAATGTACCCTTAGTACCTACGAAAAACTTACCTGTCTCAGGGTGATGGCCAAATACTACAGAGGGGCTACCATCATATTTCATTGTAACTTTAGTGCCACCCTTCTTACCCATCAAGGTATCATGTACACCGTTTAATGTATGAAAGGCATGAGCAAAACCCTTGTTTCCACCGTGGACAGCATGGTCCTCAACGTGTTCAAGGTGTGTCAATTTATCTTCGTCTGTGGCCTCAGTGAGGTATTGCTTGAATCTAAACATAACTGTATTTATAATACCTGAGTATAGGAGAAATTAATTTTAGTCTCAACTGTGCCTCGCATTTCAGCGTAGGTTTTTTCTTTTATCGGTGTTTTTAGCGTATTACTATAATTGTTATATTCTGTTTTTACAATGTCTTCGTCTATTATTGTTTCACGTTTGCCGCGTACAATAGTGCAAGACATTGACAGTATTCTATTATCAGTTATTTTTTCTAATCTATCTAAAAATTCTCTGTCACCGTAATGCCAGCCTGTAAATGATTCATCATATCCCCCTGCCTCCCAAAACTTTTCTTTATTGACAACAAAAACATTAACATGGCCTTGTTTGCTATGTCTATAACTACTAATAGAATAGCTACCAAACCTATATGTTGAATTAGAATTGAATTTTTTTGTTTTTAGATTTGCAATGTCACTAGGAGGAAATTGACAATCTATATCACAGAATAAAATAAATTCAGATGAAGCAACAGAAGCTATGAGATTTCTACAACCGTGAGAATTAAATCCTAGGTCTTCGTCTACTTCATATAGCTTTATGTGTGGCTGTATTTTTATGTCTTTGAGGAGATCTTCGGCAGGAAAAATAGAAGATCCATCATCAACTACAATAATTTCAATACCGGGGGGATAGTATTTCCATAAATTAATTTGTTCTTGTAGAAGTTCTGGATCTTCGTAATATGTGTAACCTATTGTAAATCTATAGTCCTTGGAGGCCATCCATTTCTTCCGTTACATCAATTTTAGTTACATCCTGTGCAGGAAAGTCTATTGTACCGCCATTGTGTAATTGAAAATTTTCACCGTGCGTCAGTGAAGTGTCACCGTAAAGTTCAAATCCTGCATACGCCTCCTTTACATCCTCGCTGATTTTACCTTCTAGTGAATGGATAAACTTATTAATATGAGTACCCACGTCTTTCCATGTAGGTTCTTCATCAAACCTGGCAACAATATATTCATTGGCACCTACACATCTCCACATCTGAAGATCTAGACTGCCAATATTTTTGTATAGATTAGTGATAGCGACTAGCTTTAACTTCATTGTAATACTCCGGACATTTTTCTATTTCTGTTAGACTTACGTTGTATTTAGTCGCCATAGCTTTGGCAGTATCTTTCCAATAAGTCTTAAAAGATGGATTCAATGTCTTACGTGAAGCAAGTACAACCTTAGCAATCTTTCTTTTAATTTCATCATCATTCATATTAAATTCCCAATCCTCAAGATACAGCTTTAATACTCTTTGATCCAACGGCATGAATACGCTCCCGTAGTTCAGTAGTAGAGAAGCTGTGTTCTCTTTTGTTATAATAAATTTCAATATCACGCTTAGAACAAATGTCTTGTCCAGTGAATTTTGCATTTCTATATTCTTCACCCACAATGCGAATATCTATATCAAGTGTAAGCAATAGATCCTCAAGATCCTTTTCAGTCTGATACACAACAATTTCATCTACATACCTCACAGCCTCAAGCTGAATGTAGCGTTCTACAAGAGACTGAATAGGCTTGTTCTTGCTATTTGGCCTATCAATAGTAGGGTCTGTCTGTAGACCACAAATCATCCAGTCACACTGCTTACTTGCTTCTTTGAGCATTGTGATATGCCCAGCGTGTAACAAGTCAAAAGTGGAACAGGTAAAACCAATTTTACTCATCATATTCTCCTTAATCATCTGGAGTCAACTCCTTGATTCGCTTCTCTGTATATTCTACGGCTCGCTTCAAGGTATCTAGAAACTCATGCACGGAATCAATCTGTGTAGGAGAAAACTTTCCTGTTGACATGATAGTGTGTGCATAGAGTTCTTTCTCGATCAAGTCTTCAAAAGATTCTGTCGATTCAACTATAGGCTCACAAGCATCTCCTATATAACAAGAAACCTCAACACCTTTAGAGGTGAGCCAAGCACTACAATCAACCTCAATCGTCTTACTCATCCATATTCTCCATCCAACAGGCCATTTCATTAGCCCAATAAGCAATCTTCTCGTTAACCATGTCTCGGTAATCCCAAGCGTCATAGTCCTCATGGTCAAAGGCAACACCGTCGGCATCTAACCATTCTTTTTCAAAATAATTATGATCTTCTTCCTCAACATCCCAATTATTGTTTGCCCAAACAGCGCAACCAGCAAAGTTAATAAACTCATCTATATATGTAAGTTCAATGCGTACCTTAGGGTCATACTCCTCAAGATGTCGAGCTAAACTTTTTGTAAACGGAAATATACTAGACCAAGCGCTAGTGATACTGACAAATTCATTA